TCTAAAAAAGATGTTAGCCGATGACGATGATTTGTATTTAATACGAATAACTAGAATAGCTTTAGGTAATGAAAAAGTAAAAAATGATCTAAGAAAAGGAAAGAAAGCTATATTTAAAATTAATTATCAAAAATGGGTAAAAATATTTAATCAAATCCAACAAGAACAACTAGAATTAAAAAAGACAAAGTTGGAGTTTATTTTAGCTCAAGGGATTGAAGATATCTAAACAACCCTAAATTAGTAGTACGATTTGCAAAAGGAATAATCTTTTTGCTATAATACAATTAGGTAAAAAAAGTCATAACCGGGCTTAAAAAGTTTCCGTCATTGCTAGACGTTAAAAGGCGTAGTTTGTAGCTAAATCTTTTCTTAAAAGTTACCTCTGTCATCGCAAGACACAAAAAGGCTAGTTTTGAAACTTATCTATAACAAAGTTTATCGTCATAACTAGACGTTAAAAGGTCTCCTGAGCTTGAATTAGCTTATCTTTTTTTAAATTTAAAATATTTACGTTTTTTAATAATTAACAATATATGAGGAAATTATGTCTAACGGCATTAATAGACCTTATGGTTTGGAAGTAGTTCAGTCTCAAATAGGAAACGGCGGAACACAAAAACTAGGTCAATACTTTATTTACGCATCCGCTGACGGCTTAACAACGCAGCCAAACAGTATTTTTCAAGGTGATCCCATTAAATTTGTAAGTAACCCTGGTCTAGTCGCAATGACTGGGACAATAGCACCACAAAAATTATCAGCTCCAACAGCCGGAGGACAGGTACAAGCTGTTGCAACAGCAGACGCTGATGCTTTCCTTGGGGTGTTTATAAGCTGCGCTTATACTGATGCAAATACCGGTATACTTGTTGAATCTGATTACTGGCCGGGTGGTAGAGCGGTAAAAGCCGGCACGCCTATTATTGCATATGTTAATGATGATCCAATGGCAGTATTTAGAGTTCAAGTATCAAGTTCTCTTGCAGCTGCAACAGGAATTACTTTTTTAGCAACCGGGCTTGGTCTTAATGCCAATTTATCAGTGGCAGGAATAACCTTCACGGATGCTACTGCTATCGCAGGTGGTCAAAACCCCCGCAGCGGCAGTAATATATACGGCTCTGTTTACTATCTCGATGGCTCAACTTACTCAGCTACTACAGCTACCTTAGACGTAAAAATTATTGGAATTGATCCTGTAATTACCGGTAACGCAAATCCTACAGGATTAGTACCGGGAGTAAATATGCCATTTACTAACCTACTAGTTAAATTTAACAAGCATATGTACGGATCAAGCGGCGTAGCAGGTCCAACAGCTGGAGCATAGGAGTATAAGGTTATGTCCATAATAACAAGAGGCAATATGCCGTCTCTTTTAAAAGAAGGATTATATCTAGCAAAAGAGAAGAAAAAAACACCTGTTAAGGCAGGGTCAGTAAAGAAAACTAAAACTAAAAATAAAGGTAATTAATTATGTCTATTATAACAACTGGTGATATTCCAAGTCTGCTTTGGCCAGGTCTTTATGAGGTAAAATCTCAGTATGATCGGTTTAAAGGGGAATATACCAAAATCTATGAACAGGCTAATTCTGTCAAACATACTGAGAGGATGGTTGATATTAGAGGCACTGGCTATGCACTTGAGAAAACCCAAGGTGCTCCTATTAAAATGGATAGCATGGCTGAGCGGTTTATTTATGAATTTGTCCATCGGGAATTTGCCCTCGGTTTTCAGATTACTAATATTGCCATGGAAGATGATCTTTATGCCGATCAGTTCTTTAATGGTACTAAATCGCTTACTACTTCCTATGAACAAACCAGAGAAGTAGTAGCCATGAACCCTTTTAACCAGGCATTTAACGCAGCAGCAACTCTAGCTAACGGACAACCTCTCTGCTCCGGTTCTCAGCCTTACGACGGAGGTGTTTATTCCAACAGAGTTGGGGCATATAACGGCGTTAATATTAATGTCGACTTTAGCGAGGCAGGCGTTGAGCAGGCAGTAATTCTTGCTGGTAAAATGAAAGATCAAGCAGGACTACTAATTAATGCTCAAATTGAGAGATTGCTACTTCCACAAGATTTAATGTTCTCAGGTTGCAGGTTACTTGAATCTGTATTTAGAACAGGAACGGCTAATAACGATATAAACGCACTTTATAACATGAAGGCTATTCCGCAAGGTTATGAAGTAAGCCATTTCTTAACAAGTCCTAGCAACTGGTTTGGATTAACTAATGTTAAGGGAAGTCGTAAGCATTTCGTAAGACGTCCGCTTAAAGTAAACGTTACAACCGATCCTGTAACTGAAACCATGTCAGTGCTTGCATCAGGTCGTTATTCTTTTGGTATGTTTACTCCTCTTGGGGTAATTGGCGCACAAGGTTCAACTGCTTAAACCTATACAGGGATAAGTTTTAAAAATCTGTTAAAAAAAGAGGCACTAACTAAAAAATAACTAGCTAGTGCTTCATACAATATAAATAAAAGGATAAATTATGTCTCAATTTTATGAATATAATTGGCCTGCTCCAGTTGTCAATGGCATATCGCTTTTCCAAACACTAACTGCAAATATTCCGATGCTGTTAAATGGTTCTTATGTTAACAAAATCACAGGAACAATTAATTTTATTGATTTTGGTATTGTTCCAAGAGTTACGCTTAATTCAGCGGCCAATCTTTCTGCAATTAATTTTCTTATTACCGGTTATCAGAATGGGGTTTTTATTAGTGAAACCTTAACTGGACCAAATAGCACAACAGTTACAAGCGTCAACTGCTTTGATACTGTGACACAGATAATTCCAACCGGCACTACAGGCTCTACCATTCAAGTCGGTGTTGCTTCTGTTGGGTATTTTCCAATGATTCTATTAAACACCGCTAAGACCAATACTTCTTCTATAAGCTATGCCTTAAATATCGTAGCAGCAACAGCTAACCCTGCTACTTATCAGGTATTTTTATCGCTAAAGAATAACTTAGGCTTAGGAAAATATGATGATTTAACGTCTGCCGCTAACGGTAATTTTGCAGCTCCAGCCGCCGCTGCTACTGCGTCTGCATTAATACAGTATAATTCTTTAGCTTCCAATTTACTCATTAAAATTGGCACAAATGCTAATAACTCGATTCTAAAAGCTCAATTCCTGCAACTATAAAAGGATTCATATTATGCGTGGTAAAAAAGATTGGATTAATACTGCTATAAAACATAAAGGAGGTCTCCATAGAGCTTTACACGTTCAGCAAGGTGAAAAAATACCTGAGAAAAAATTAGAACGAGCAGAACATTCTAAAAATTCTTTAATAAAAAAAGAAGCTAATCTTGCTCAAACTTTAAAAGGGTTTCATAAGTAGAGGAAAGTAAAATGCCGACAACTAGTGGAAGTTATAGTTTTAATAGCATAAAAGGAGAGCTGATTATCAGAAAGGCTTATGAGTTAATCGGTATGCCTCTTAGCATGGTCACTGCCGAGCAATATAATTCAGCACTTAATATTATTAATTTTATTTTAAGTGATTGGGCTAACTCTAATGTCAATTTATGGACACTAAAATTAAATCCTGTTTTTTTAACCCCCGGACAAGCATCATACCCTCTGCCAAGCAACATTAATAAAATATTTCAGGTGTTCTTGCGAGGCAACGTAAGACAGAATTTTGGCGGTACTCCTAGTAACGATGGTTATGGAGGAATTGCTGCTTATGCTTTTGACGGTAATCCGCTGACAAGATGCACACAAACCCAGCAGAATGGTAGTATTTCTTATGATTATGGACTGGGAGTTACAAAACAAATCAGCATTATCGGCATTCAAAGTTATGTTTCTAATCGTCCATATAGCTTAGTTTTAGAAGCATCACAGGATACAATAAATTGGTTTCCTGTTTTTACCCCTCCTCCATTATATCCATATCAAGCACATGTAATTTCATGGTTTTATGTACCTGATCCAATTTATGCAAGGGCATATAGAATTAAAGAAACAGGAGGATACACACTTGATATTGAAGAACTTTATTTTAATAGTGTAAGTCAGGATACTACCATGAGCGAGGTATCCAGATATGAATATCTTACCTATCCCAATAAATCACAAATCGGTAGACCTACTATTTACTACGTTGATTACCAGCGGACTCCGTCTTTGTATATATGGCAGACTGCTGCTCCAATGTATAATTTAATAATGTATAGCGGTCAAAGTAGTATAGAAACACTAGAGAATTATACGCAAAGTATAGATATCCCCTCATATTTTTATACTCCTCTAATATATGGACTCGCTAGCATGCTAGCAGCACAATACGCTCCTGAAAAAGAAGAAGGTTTAAAAATGAGATATCAGGAAACTTTAAATCCGGCAGTGATTAATAATACAACGGAAGTACCGCTTAAACTGGAGGTATATGGCAACTAGTTTAAAGAACACTCCTGTAAATACGCAAATGGGAGATTACGTTAGAAAGGACGTCATTGAACCTATTGGAACTTGCGATTATTCAGGGTTTCCCTTTAGTAGGTCTGATTTAGTTAAACAATATGAATGGCGCGGTAATCAGTTAGTCTGGACGGGAGCAATAGTCGGGCGTCCTTTTGTAGATGAACCAAATGAGCAGAATAGGCCACCACAAATAAAAGGTGACCCAAAAGCCCTGCAGAATCCTCGCCCATTTGGGATAGAGACACCTCAAGGCCCTGAGGCAATCGGTAATAGTTCGCCTGTTATTTTAGAAAATATCAACTTTACAAGTGATGATATACCGCCTGTTTTACCTGATTTTGCCGGTCAGAGTGTTAGTAACATAGATGCACGAGAGCGTTTGGAATCGTTGCACCAAATTAAGTTCTAAAGTAATGGCTAATAATTTTAATCCTGGTTTTGATAGAGAAAAAGCAGCTTTTATAGCGTTAGCTAATAGAGGAGAAGGATTAACCCCAATTAACTATTTATATGCAAAAGAGGCTAGTTTTGAAAGTATTTTGTCTTCTGTTATTACCGGCGGTACTGCTGAGCTTTATAAAATATATGCAACCGGCATTAATTCTGCCAGCATCACTAATACTGAAGATATTATTACTAATAGACTAAAGTGGAGTAATCCTTCTAATGATTATTATGTTGGCTTTACTGCCGGTAATCTAACTCAAAACACCATCTGGAGATTACCGCTGCAGGATGGAACTGACGGGCAGGTAATAGCAACAAACGGCACCGGTATTCTATCGTTTATCGATATTACAAGCAAGGCAGCTCCAAGTGATGCTAGTTACATAATTAGAACTCCAAATACTAATTTACCTGAAGCACAGGTTTTAGAAGAACTTGGTACAGGAATGGCCAAGATTGTTGCTGATGGTGCTTTTGCTATTGCTATCGCCGGTGAGGATTATGCTACTACCGAGCAATTAGAAGAAATAAAGCAACAATGCCAGGAGTATGCAGAGCAGGCGGCAACTTCAGCTGAAGAAGCAGAATCTGCAGCAGGCGAAGCGGCAACGAGTGCGGGTGAAGCTGCCACGTCTGCGGCAGAGGCTACGGGAGCAGCAGCAGAAGCAACAGGGGCGGCCGCTGCTGCTAGCGGTTCGGCTACTGCAGCGGGTCTATCGGCAGCAGGAGCTCTTGCTTCAGCTGGTGCAGCAGCGCTTTCAGCAGGTAGTGCGTCAAGTTCTGCATCCGATGCTTCCTCGAGTGCCTCCGATGCCAGTCATTCTGCAAGTAATGCAGCAAACAGTGCAACTGAGGCTCAAGACTACTTAAATACTCTTTTAAACACCGGATTAACCTTGCTGGGAGATGTAACCGGTAGCGGATTATTAAGTACGCCGATTGTTACCACATTTAAACCTAATCCGACATTTACTGGTAATGGCTCAATGACTATGCCTGCAGGTAACAGCATGCAAAGACCTACTACCCTAATTCCTGGAATGATCAGGTTTAATACTTCACTTTGATTTTATGGTAAAATTTATTAATTATAGGAGGAGATTTAAAATGACCGATAACTTAAATGACAAGAATTTAAAAGCACCATTACCGACATCTACCGGAAAACCGGAAATTACAGATGGGACAAACTGGTTTACCCTTGCTACCGAAAACTGGGTTTTAAACACCATGGGTAGCGTGCCTGCAACTCTTGTAGCAACTACAGCTAATTTAACGGCTACTTATGCTAATGGTACTAGTGGAGTCGCGGCTACTTTAACTAATTCAGGAACGCAAACCGCACTTGTTATTGATGGAGTTACTTTAGCTGCAGGTAACAGGGTTTTAGTTAAAGATCAGACAGCGGCCTTGCAAAACGGAATATATACGGTAACTAATATCGGTTCTACTACAACTAACTGGGTATTAACAAGAGCTACCGACTTTGATTCCCCGTCCCAAATGGTTAGAGGTAAGACTATTGATGTAATTAGCGGCACAGTAAATGCCGTAACATCATGGATGCTTACCGGAGCCGTTGCAACTGTCGGGACAGATAGCATTACCTTTGCTAAATTAGCTCAAAGTGGTATTACAAATATTTTAGGAACTACGAATCAAGTAATTGTTACCATTACTAATGGAGTTGCAACGATAAGTCTTAGTTCTAACCCTGTACTACCAGGCACTGCATCAGTTACTATCCCAACTGGAACAACCGTGCAGAGACCATCTACTCTAACTGCCGGAATGCTCAGATTTAACACCAGTCTCTAGGAGAGAAATAAAATAGGTTTAAATAATGAAGCTTGAGTTTTTTGACGGAAGTAGCTGGTATAGCGTTGCTACTGAAAACTTTGTCAATACTAAGGTATTTGATATAAACTCAAATACCAGCGGTCAATTAAATATCAATCGTTTAAATGGTTATCCAGCAAATAGTTCTCTTTATTTAAGAGGCGATGGTACTTGGAATGCTCCTAGTTTTTCTAATTTAATAACGACAAGTAGTATTAGTTATGAAATAACAATAAATAATACTAACGCAAGTAGCACTGATACCGGTTTATTAGTACAAAATAATGGTACTGATGCTGTTAATTTTGGCTTTAATAATAGTACAAATGAAGCCTATATATGGGCTTATGGTAGTTCAACTTTAAAATTCGGTACAAATGCTATAAAGAGAATGCAACTTCTTAATAATGGCACTTTAGATTTACTTACCAATAATTTAATAACTACTGGCACTATCAACGCTCAAACCGGAACATTAATTGCCAATAACCTCGCTGCTTATAATTCAGGGGTAATTGTTTGTGGACATGCTCTTAGCATTCAAGACACTGGGACTTATAAACCTTATAATGGGACTTACGGTTATTTAAATTCCTCTGGTACTGTTGGTACATCTACAGGGCAGAATCCATACTCAATCAACTGCAACAATAGAGTCAAAGCTTCCGAGTTTAATGCTGTTTCTTCTATTAAAACCAAAAATATTGAATCTTCAGGCAAGTCCATAGAAGAGGAGGCATTAAAGATATTTAGTAATATACCTTTCTTTAAATATAGTTATAAAGATAAAATTAAAAATGGTGAAGGTAGCACTTTTGGTGTTATTGCTGAACCTTTAAAGAAAGTTTTACCTGATTATGTTCTGGAGGACAAAAGTTTTGTCCCTAATATATTGCAGTCCTGTCTCATTAAACCGATAACGGAATATAGATATCAATTAGTATTTAAAGAAAAATTAACCAATATTGAAGGGAGTAAATTACAGTTAATTTTACTTAATAAATCAGTTGAAGTAGAGATTTTAAAAACTACCCAAAAACGATTAATTATTTCCTGCTCTGAAAAACTACCGGGCAACGGATTTGCTTACGGCACCTTTGAAACCTGTCCATCAGTTACCAAGAATAAACTTTTTGAATTATCAATGGTGGTATTAAAAAACACCTTAAAACGTGTAGATATGCTTGAGAGAAAACTTGAACATCTACGATTCATTAATAACAATTAGGAGAATTAAAATGAATACAGCTTTAAAAGATATAAGTACCAACTTAAATGACTTAAAATTAATTACCAGTACCCAAGTTGATCTATCCTATTTTAACAGCCTTGTAAGTAGCGTCTTTAGCGACCCAAGTATATATGCGAGTATCCAATCGGATGTCCAGTTCATTAATCAGATTGGAGGGCAGCTTTTTAACTATTTTACCGCTTCTGACCCAAATACTCAAAAAATATGGTATGTAGCATTGGCCTCAGGTTTAAATCAGTCAATTGATGATGCCAATAACCTAATTAGTAAAATTCCGCTAGATAACCCAAAAGGAGCTGATTTAACAACAGTTTTAAATATTTTTATAACTGATTGTCAGGCTATTTGTAAAATCATACCGCTTAATCAGCATGAGGTAGCGGGCGCAGAACCGGAAGAATTGAATTAGTTAATAGAAATTATGCAAGTAATACGTATCTTATCTTTAGATGGAGGCGGTATTAGAGGGTTATTCTCTGCTACGTTTCTAGAGAATTTTTGTAATGATGCCGGAATTAAAGGTAATGAATTATGGAAATATTTTGATATTATTTGTGGAACTAGTATTGGCGGTATTCAAGCAATAGCTTACTCACTTGGTCTATCGCCTACTGACGTTATTAATTTATTAACGACTAATGCAACGAGCATTTTTACTATTAGAGCAGGAGTGAACCCTTTGCAACCTCTTGGTCCAGCAGGGTCCGCTACTTTAGGTACTGTGCTGGCAGTTCCGGGAGTTGATCCTTATATCTACAATCAGCAACCTCTGCGGGATGCTTTAAGTCCTATTTTAGGGACTACTCGCATGTTTCAATTAAAAACCAATACTTTGATTACTGCTGTAGGGTTTCAAGGTGGAACTGGTCCTAGCACGGATAATGTTAATTTTCCATACGGCGATGTTACAAGTAGTCAGTACTACCAATTTTCTAATGTTTTAATTCCGAGTTTTACTACCGGGCAAAATTATACTTGTATTGATGTTGCTATTGCAACAGGTGCTGCGCCGGTATTTTTTCGTCCAACTCTAATTGGCGGGATGCCTGCTGATACCTTCTTCATTGATGGCGGTTTGTATCAAAACAACCCAACTAGCCTTGGTTATGCGTTCTCTAATATATTATTCCCACAGAACGTTAGCACTTGCATTCTTTCAGTCGGTACTGGATATTCTGATCCTGATATCGAAATAACAACAACATCAGGTAACCTAAAAGTAGCCCCTAATAATGGACTCGGGTTACTTGCTAATAGTTTGAATTTAACGCTAAATGGAGCAACGGATGCAGTAGAACTACAATTTAAACTGATGTCTTTATACAAAGGCGCAACAAATAATCTATCTTACTACAGATTCCAACGTTTTCTTGCAGATCAGGAATTAAGTAAACTCGATAACCCAACACCAGAAGCTATAGCATATTTAAAATCTGAGTCAAACCTCCAATATGGACAGGACGCCATAAAGATACAGCAATTTATTCAAAAATGTAATTTTCAAAAATAATTACATTTATACGATTTTTAAGAGCTATAGATACTTATATGTTATAATAAAAAAGAAAAAGGAAACATATGGCAGACTTATCAAATATTACCGCTTTAAGCGGTCTTACTATTACCAGTGATCAAACCCTTGGCACTAACAATCCTAACGCTACCTTTGCTTTTCCTAGTGTTACCACTAGCCAAAGGGATTTATTGCAAAATGTTACTTCTTACGTAGTAAATAATGTTACATATAAGGTAAAACCTGGCACTGTGATTTTTAATATTACGACTGGTTTTTTACAGATTTTTGATTTTGTAAATAATGCTGGAGTATGGCAAAATATCCTTTCAGTTAATACAACTGCCACTGGAGCAGGTCTTACTAATGGAACACCTTTTGTATATCCATCTGGTGCAGCAGGCAACATAGAGAATGTTGTTGCCAATCAGGTAAATGGATTTACTTATTACGATACTACAAGCAACACGTTAAAAACTAGAATTAATGGGGCATGGAGAACTGTTACCACTGCCTAAAGTTAGCAAATGAACTATACTACTCTTTTTAATCAGATTATAGCTTATGCCAATAGAGGCGGTAGCATTGAATTTGCTGCCTCCATTCCCTATTTTATTGAGATGGGACAGCAGAAAATCTGGAAAGAGCTAAATACTCTTGGTTTTCAAAAGGCAGTTGATGGTAGGTTTCAGGCAAATAATGCTAATATCTCAAAACCTCCCGATTGGCAGGAAACTATCTCTCTAAGCTATGGAACGACTGACTCTTTATTTACAAACAATGTAATTTTATTTCCAAGAAGCTATGAGTTCTGCATAAATTATTGGCCAAATAGCGATACTGCTACTATTGATAATCCACCGCTATTTTATGCCGATAAAATACAACCGAATATTAAGCCTTATGATAGAATTTTTATAAGCCCAACTCCTGCTCAAAATAATGTTTATCGGTTAATATATAATGGGCGACCCGACTTAATTACAAATGACAATCAAACAAACATACTAACAGACTACTACCCTGATCTTCTATTTTATGCCGCCTTTTTAGAGGCTCTTATTTATTTAAAGGATGATCAGAGAATGCCTGTCTATACAAAATTATATCAGGAAAGCTTAACGTCTGCTAATAATTTGACCAAAGATCGTTACATCGATCGCAGTGTAAAAAGAGATATAGGGTAATTTATGGCTACGCAAAAACAGATGTTTCCTATTACCTATAAGCCTGGAATACTGCGTGATGGTTCATTTTTTCAAGGAAGTTACTGCACGCGGGGGCAATGGGTCAGGTTTTTTAGAGGCTGGCCTCAGAATATAGGTGGAATGAGAAATTATGTAATATCTATAGACGCAATCCCGGCATATTTTCCGCCAAGTTCTACTCCGACTAGCTGCCTTATATACTATGATAGCACTGGGGGGAAACATATTTTTGTCGGTGTTTCCCTTGTTACCCAGCAACATAAATATAGCCTAATAGATGTTACTTATGATGCTGCCGGCGCACAAACCGCAGTTTATTTTACAAAATTTCCTAACCCGACAAATACCTTAACCCAATTTGTAGTAGTAACGAGCATTATTAATGCTATTCCAACAAAGGTAATATTGTGTTTAGGGATGAAAAACTACACAGATATTAACAGTAGTGAAGCAATTAGCGCTATTTTTGTGAAAAGGGAAATTGCAGTAGAAAATACAGCTTTTTATAAAACAACTTTTCCTGATTTTGTTTATCAGGAAGCAACAGGAGGAATGCTCTACGCGGGAAGTAGATTATTTTATTACGGCAATAACGGACTTGTTAGATGGTCATCGGTAGCACAAGAAAAATTCGGCAAGAAAACAAAGTTAAAACTTCCCTTCCTGTTTTTTGAAGATAAATATTCCATCAATATTAGCACCGATAAAGTAATCTACGGCGCAGAATGGCGAGGAGGAGCAAACTCGCCGACTATAATCTTCTGGACACTCGGCTCAGTTGTTCTTATTACCAATACTACAGGTAGCAATAATCAGGTCATTGATGATCCTGATGACCTTTCTTTTAGCAAAAAGGTATTATCAAGAGATAGCTCCATTCTATCTTCAAATAGCGTAGTTGAATATGACGGGATATTCTACTGGCCTGGAACACAAAGATTTTTTGTATTCAACGGCGTAGTTCTTCCGCTTGAAAATAATCTTAATCGTCAGACTTTTTTTGACTCGCTCGATATGGGTAAACGTCAGAGGGTCTTTGGCGTAAAAAACGTAAGCAGAGATGAAATATGGTGGTTCTATCCTGAAAAAGGGAAAGCTGCTAATGTTGGATGCACCAGAGCCGTTATTTACAATGTTGTAGATAATACCTGGTATGATACCGGCATAGAACGGGCGGCCGGTTATTTTGATAATACCGGCGGTAATATGTACACTGTTGGCAAAAATTTGAGTCCTTACGAAGGTGATAATAACAGTTACGTCTGGGAACATGAAGTCGGAAACGATCAAGTCAATCTTTATAAGGCACCAGACCAGCAAACTAAAGCTATTCCTTCCTTCTTTACGACTCCTATAATTTCTTATGCTACCTTTAATCCACAAAAACAGATAGCAGGAATTGATTACAACATAGGTATAGAAAGGATAGAGCCTAATATTGTCGGAACAAAAAAGATAAAGATGACTGTTAGTATCAATACGTATGAATATCCTGCAAGTACTCCTGTAACAACCACTTATGACCTTACTGAGGATGGAGGACTAGAGAATATTATTAGACCTGCTATTAACGAACGCAAACAAGGAAGAAATATTAATTTTACCTTCAAATCAGAAGGTATCGGTTCCGGTTATCAGATGGGAACTACCTTTGTTTTAGCTGAAATAGATGATGGTAGGCCATGATTAGCGTTTATCCCAAATATATTAGCATTAAATATTGGGCAGCTACTATTTGCGATGATTACTCGGATTTCCCTCTCCCTATCCTCCATGATGAAACGAAATGGGCAGCGTGGGCAGAAACCTTAATCGGAATCGAGCCTTTTGCAAATAGAGGAGTACCGAGTCCCTATAAGGGAGGTAGGAAAAATGAACTTGCCTTTAA